CCAGAAGCAGAATACCCACAAATTGCACTTGGAGCGCAACATGTGGGTCATCTGAAAGAATTGCTACAGTATGGAAAAGATCACGATCTTTTTTAGTATCCACCACCATAAGTTCCGCCGCTAGATCCACTGCTGCCGCTAGATCCTGAAGATCCACTGCTGCTGCTAGATCCAGAGGATCCTGAAGATCCACTGGTTTGACCACTGGAGGATCCAGCACTACCGAAGGAGTTAACCACTTCTTCGTCTTCCACACCTGCAAGCACAGTAGCAGCAGTGCCTGCCGCACCGAAGGTAACACCGATTGTGCTACCATCTGCCAAGACATCACCTTGCTGATATTCAACGCCTTCGAGCGTGACTGTCCGTGAGGTGTATTCTTGTGTAGAAGCAAATTCGATAGATGAGGTCTGACCAACCAGAGTCTGATAAGTGGGTTTGACGGAGATAAACTGCTCCTGGACCACATTCTCAGATCTCTTAGATTCGCTATCAGGATCAGTTTCAGCAGAAGGCAGATAACCGACCATTTCTTCAAATTCTTCGACAAACTGGTTAATATAGTCCCTTCTAAGAAGGTAGATATTACGCTTGTAGTCGTTAATTTCGGATTCGTAGTCGTAATTGCTAACAGGACGTGTTAACTCTTGCAAGGGGACAAAAGTGCCATCATACTTTCTATAAGTAAAGTCTTGAGGGACCTGAATATCACCTTTCAGGACAATACGACCATCAGCATTTCTTTGCTCCTGAGTGACGTAATGATGCACTCCATCAACTTCATTCTTACCATACTTTCTGACCATATATGAATAGAGCTCGTGCTCTGTCATTGGCCATTCATCATATACATTGATGATGTTATTGCAGATCAATACCACCCAATCATAATCTGCCACTCCATAATACTCATGAGCAACCTGCTCAGGTCTTGTATTGTTGGGAATGGTATATTGGGTGAATCCCAAGATCACATCGTCAAGATTCTCCCGAATTTTGATTCTACGGAAGATATTCTTAGCAAGTTTGTAAGGATCGACGTTATTTGTGCGATAACTCGATGTCCTTACATATACTTGGGGTAAATAAGAGAAATAACCAGCCATCAGGTAAAGGACTCCCTAGTAAGGTAAGAAGTTTCTTTGAATGCAAGACGCATTGAGTAAGAAACAGGACCATAATCATAGGTTTGATCTCCACCAAGGCGAGTTTGGAGAGATGCGTAGTTTCCATCGGGTGACAGGTCAACATTCATGTCTGTCAGGACCAGATTTGTAGGAAACTGCATAATCTTTGCAAGATAACCACCAGCATCAGGTGCGCTGATTGATTCGTCATCACCACTACTTGTATGACGCATAACTGCCATTCTGAAGTAGTTAGGAAGGGTCAACCAGTTGGTGCCATCTTTACCAGGCAACATTGCCTTCCTCATCGTATCGATGATCTCAATAATTGTGTCAACATCCGACTTATCCTTAGGTGCCATCTTAAAGTCGAAGTTGTGATCTCTAAATGTGGTGCCCTGGAAGATTGCCTCTTCATAGGGGTTAAAGATCCTCTTTTGGGTCAGTGCTGACAGTGAGTTAGCATTCAAACTACCAGATCCACCAGTTGCACTCACAACTTGGTTGATTGCACCAGCACCGAGAGAATATCCAAGTTGTGGTTTTGCTGCTTTAGCAAATGCCTGGACTTGCTCACCAAAACCATTACCAATACCACCAGCAGCGATGGCATCACGAGCAGCACCTACTGCTGCAGCACCAGTTGCACCCAACTCAACACCGTTATACTTGGCAGTGTAGTTTTCGCTAAGTTTGTTGGGTAAATATAAATATAACGTCTTAGTTAGACTGTCATCAATGGGATCAAAGATTTCAAATCTTAGGTAGTCGATCACCTCAGTAGGAAACTTTGAGTCATCTCTGACTGAGTTGCCACTGTTTGATGAATTAGCACCGTAAGGTTTTGCCCTTGGATAAATGAGTGTCATGAGTTATTCTGGAAGATTCCGACCATCAAATAGACATAAGTATAAGGGTGATCCTACAAATATTATTTATAGGTCTTTGTGGGAAAGAAAGTTTATGGTTTGGTGCGACAAGAATGAAAACGTCTTGGAGTGGGGAAGTGAAGAAATCGTTATTCCATACATCAGTCCTGTTGACAATCGGGTTCATCGCTATTTCCCCGATTTCTACGTCAGAGCACGAACCAGGAGCGGAAGGACTCAGAGGTTCATTGTTGAGGTTAAACCGAAGTCGCAGACTGCGCCCCCTAAAAGGAAGGGAAGAGTTACTAGAAAATATCTGAGCGAAGTTAAGACATATGCTGTCAATGATGCGAAGTGGAAGGCAGCAAGAGAATACTGTAATGATCGCAAAATGGAATTCATGATACTCACCGAAGTAGAATTGAAGGTATGAGCATCTTTACAGACGTTAAAGATTTAGCAGGAGGCACAAAGCAATCTAAAGAGTGGTATAGGGAGCAGTTAATGTATGGACTGCAGGACTATACTGGCACTTTTGATGTAGGTGATATCATCCTGTTTTCTTACGGTGCTGCTACAGCAGATAAACTGCCCTTCTATGACAGGTTTCCTATGGTGTTGATCACCGATAAGGATACTCAGAATATGCAATTCTCTGGTGGTAACGTCCACTATCTGAGACCTGATGCTAGAAAGTCGATCTGTAAGAATTGGGCAGCAGGAAGTCTTGCCTATCCGAGGCGGTGTCATCATAAATACTTCATGTCTAATGTATCTGCTGTGAAGACTATCCTTAAGGAAGATCTCACAGACATGACTCCACTACCAATTGAGCAGTTTACGATGCCTAGAGTAGGGAGAATGATTGATGTCCCTTCTAGCTTTATTTGGAGTAGACTGTAATGGCATTCAGAGCCGATAATGGTTTCACTAGGTTTATGGACCTAGTAGGGTCTGGGCGTCTTGAGCCTGCCAGATCCAACCTTTACGGTATCGAAATCGCTGTCCCTCCTGTGTTGGCAGCAAATGATGATAACGTAAGAAGAAACTATCAAAACCATTACGATTACGTCAATGCTCTCGCTGATGATGTGACCATTCCTGGTAGAAGAATTACCACTGGTCAGGTTAGAAGTGTGGGTGCAATGCGTAGATTCGCTACTGACACTTCATTCTCTGAGATGAGTGTATCTTTTCTTCTTCCTAAGGATCTCTATCATAGAGATATGTTTGAGAAGTGGATGAATTACACAGCATCAGATGCTGAGAATAGAGTTACCTTCTATAACGAATATACAACCAACATCAGAATTAAGAAGTGGGAAGTTGGATCTCCTATTGTATTTGAAGGACGCCTTAATGATGGCAGACAATATGAGCAGAGACTGAATAGAGTCACTGGTGTATGGGAGTTGTATGGTGCATTCCCATTTGATATGTCTGCTATTAACGTCAACAATGGTCCTACACAGTTGATCAAACTGGATATCTCCTTCTACTATGAGAGATATAGATTTGATACTGTGGCAGATGATGTCATGCCCCATACTAATGCATCAGCTGATAAGACCATCAATACATTTGATGCAACAGCAGAAGCACTTGGATTCTCTACACAACAGGCAGATGTCTCGCAGTTTGGTGTCTAAATAATTCCAACTGTAATGGAATATCATGCCTTTACCCAAACTTGCAATTCCTGAATATGAATTGACAATGCCCCTCTCGGGCACCAAAGTCGCATACCGTCCATTTCTGGTCAAGGAAGAGAAGTTGCTGTATCTGGCAATGGAATCTCAGAATGACAAAGAGATGATCAAAGCGGTTAAGACTATCATCAAAAACTGCACTAACCTGAAGAATAAGGTTGAAGATCTCGCTACCTTTGAGATTGAATATATCTTCCTGAAGATTCGTGGCAAGGCAGTTGGTGAGGTCAGTGAATTTAAGGTCACCTGCCCTGATGATGAAGAGACTCAAGTTGAAGTCAGTGTCCCCCTGGACATGGTTGATGTTGTAGTCCCTGAAAATCACAAGCAGAAGATCAAACTTGACAATAAAGTTGGTGTTGTGATGAAGTATCCTTCCCTGGAAGTCTTCGTCAACCAGAATATGTCAGACAATCCTTCTATGGATGATGTCTTCAAACTTGCTGCCAGCTGCATCGGTCAAGTATATGATGATGAAGAAGTATATGACTCCTTCACCACTAAGGAAGCATTGGAGTTTCTAGAGAATCTTAACTCTGAGCAATTTGCAAAGATTCAAGAATTCTTTGAGACAATGCCCAAACTGCAGTATACCTTACCTATCAACAATCCCAAAACTGGTGTTACCAGTGAGATTGTGCTTGAGGGTCTCGCATCTTTTTTCGAGTAGCCCTAATGCATAATAGTCTTGAAAACTATTACAAGACTAATTTTGCACTTGCACAACACCACAAGTATTCTCTAACTGAAATTGAGAATCTTATGCCGTGGGAAAGAGATGTATATGTGAATCTCCTATTAGCATACATTGCTGAAGAGGAAAGACGGCAATCCGCAGAGAAAAATCGTATGTCTCTCTAATGGCTGCTATCCGTAGTTTCGTCAAAATCAAACCAACCGCCGTAAAGTCTCCCGTAGGTAAAAACCTTCAGGAGCTTCGGAAGGGCATCAATCGTACTGGTGTTGCGGTCCAAGGTATTGGCGTCAATCTGGATCAAGCGAGAAAGTTAATCGAGTTTGAAAGAGAGTTTCTCAAGACAAACACTCAAGAGCAGATCACAGAGGTCAAAGAAGAGCGCAAGGAGAAACTAACCTTCGGCGCTAAGATGAAGAAGTTTGCTAAGAAACTCTTCCAGAGAGATAAGAGAGACGATTCTGAGGAGCAGGCAGAAAAGGGCGTAGACGACGCACAGGAAGATAAGAAGAAAATAGCAGAGAAAGTCAAGAAACCAGTCAAGAGTTTCTTACAGGCACTTGCTGGTATTCTTGGCACTGTTGCCAAATACTTTATCATGTTTGGTGTCTTGGATGTCATGGAGAAGAATCCAGAGGCATTCGTTAAAGTATTCAAATTAGCATTTGCTATTGGCAAGTTTGCATTCAATCTTGTCAAATTTGGTGTCGGTGGGATCATGGATGGTCTCACAAATATGTTTGGTGACTTCAGTGATCTAAACGAGGGTAAGGTAGGGAGAGGACTGAGATTCCTTCTCGGTGCATTCCAAGTCCTTGGTGGATTTGCTACACTTAGGGCAGCACAGTATATCCTGATGCCTTGGAAGTTGATGCAGGACATCAACTGGGTCAAGGGTATATTTAATTCATCAAAGCAAGCAGGTGTAGACCCCAACGCTAGACCACCTAGAGGTGTTAGATCTAGCAACGCATCCAAGGCAGCGAGACAGAGATATGCTCGCCGTTATGGCGGCAAGGCAGCAAAGAATAGATTCGCAACCAGAGTCACTGGACGAGCATCCTTCAAAGGATCGACGACTCTAGGTCGCATGGGTCGTGGCATGATGAGCATGAAGGGTATGGCAGGAATGTCCATACTCGGTGGTGGTGCTCGTATTGCAGCAGGTCTGTCTAGTGGTGAGGGTGCAGGCACAGCGGTTGGTGCTGGTGTTGGACAAGCAGTCGGTGGTGTCGCTGGTGCTGCTGCTCTGACAGCAGTTGCTCCCTGGTTGGGACCCCTGGCACCTATGATTGGTAGTGCCGTTGGTGGTTTCCTGGGTGAATGGTTAGGTAAGTCTATTGGACCCATCATCGAGCCCATCATGGGTCCTATCGGTGAATTCTTTAAGATGTCCTTTGATGTCATCAAGGATGCCTTGATGCCCATCTTTGAGCCCATGAAAGAGATGTTTGGGGCACTCTTTGGATTCTTGGGTGGGATGATTGAACTCATCCTAGATGGAGCGAAAATCCTTGGTGACTTTATCGGTTTCATTGTTGGTGGCACCATGGATGTCATCGGCAAGACAATCCAGTTTGTTATTAGTAATGCCAAAAGATTGATGAATCCTGCCAGCGTGGGTGCTGGATTCTTGGATGCATTGACATTTGGTATGACTGACTTTGATGGTATGGGTCGAGCAGCGGGTGGTATGGTTGGTCCACCACCTCCAGTTGGTCCTCAGAGAGAGATTGATAAACTCAAGGTGACACTACTTGAGTTAATTACAAACACTGATGATAAGAGTCTTCTTGGTATCTTAAATAAGGGTGTGCAGACTATCAAGCGAATGCTTGGTATGAAGGCATCTAAGACTCCTCCCCCTGCACAATCTGCAGCACAACCTACTTCTAGTCCTGGTGCTCCTCCACCAGTATCTAATGCATCGTCTGGAGCATCGTCTCAGTCTGGTAACGCTAGAGCACTGCTGAATGCTATCGCTGATGCTGAGGGCACTTCGCAATATGCTAATGATGGATATAAGACGCAGTATACAGGAAAGCAATTTAGTGGCACAGAGCATCCTAGAGAAGTCCTTGGGACAAGTCTGAGGTCTGATGCTGCTGGTAGATATCAATTCTTGTCTACCACCTGGGATGAGATCATGGGTGGTGAAATGACTAACTCCAGACAGGATGATGCAGCACTTAAACTCATCAAACGTCGTGGTGTCAATATTGATGATGGGTTGTCCATCAATGAGATCTATCGCCTTGGTGGTGAGTGGGCATCCATTGAGGGTGGTCCTGAGATGCGTAAAGGTGGTGGATACGGTGGGCAAGCAAAATACTCTGCTGAAACATTCATGCAGATGTATGTAAAGTATGGTGGTAAGCAGGCAGCTGCAGAGGGTGGCAAGATCATTCAAGATGTGCCCTACATCAACCAGAGAGCAAACAAGGCAGACAAGTATGGTCGCCCTGGTGATACTCAGTGCTATTCAACTACAATGGCAATGTGGGTAGCACAACTCACTGGCAAACCCATGACTGCTGAGGATTATAATAAGGTCCGCAGTGAATATGGCATCTCTACAGAAGCATATCCTCAGAAAAAAGCACTTGCTGACTTTGGTATTGCATCATCTCTGCAAACTGGGATGAGTTGGCAAGCACTCCGTGATGAGATTCAGGCAGGATATCCTGTGCCCGTTGGATTCAAATATAAAGGATCGGGTCACTGGGGTATGGTTGTTGGCATGAAGGATGATGGATTCGTAGTCCATGATCCATTTGGACAACTAGGTTTTGGTGGCACCTGGAAGAAGACCAACAGTGCTGGTAACAAGACTGATGGTCCTGGTAAGTATTACTTCATGGACAAGAATCTCTTCCAGAATCAGTTGCCTGATGGTGATGTCTGGATGTGGAAAGCACCTAGATCTGTCAGACCATCTAAGAAACTTGGTGATGTTAAGACACAAGGTGAGGGATCATCCCCTCAGACGGGATCTGATAATGCAGCAACTCCAGATGGACAGACTCAATCCACTACAGAGTCTAAACCACAGACTCTAGAGCAGGCAATGGATGCTCTCGTCAAGGGATTCGAGACCACCTTCAGAGATGCCTTTGCTAAGGGTATTGGCATGAGTGGTAGTGGTGAGGCATCTTTGCGTGCTGGTATGAGTCGTGCTCGTGGAGCAGCAGCAGAGAGTGCTATCAAGCAAAGAGCAACAATCTCCCAGATTGCACCTGAGGTGACTGCTGGTAACCTGTATTCAGTCCAACGCAAGTCTAAAGAGCAGGCACAGCGTAAGAAGGATCAGGAGATGACACCAGCGGTGGTGCCTATTCTGAAGCAGCAAACTGCTGTCCAACATGTAATAAATAATCAAGGTGGAGGACCTCAGGTCGTCTGGACTAAGCCCTCTCCCATGGTCGCCCCCTTCTAATAAATGGCAGAAGCTAAACAAGTCAAGATCCCGAAGGCAAAACTTTATAAGATGGTATCTTATAAGGGATCTGTTGGCTCGGGTGGATCTAAATACACTCCACTCACTGCTGCTAAGGCAATGGGTGATGTGCAGGTCAGTGTTAAGAGTCTGATCTCAGGTATTAACTCTCTGGGTGCAACGCTGAATAGTGTTGCTCTGACCACAGAGAAACTTGCAGAGTCAATGGCAGCATCTGTCAACTCTCAGATTAGGAATCAAAGTAACCTTGCGAAAACAGAAGGTAAGATTCGTGCTGATGAGAAGAAAGACAAAGCAAAAGAATTAACTGATAAGAAGAAGCAACAGGCACGAGAGCTCCGTGATGCAGCGGAGGCTAAGACTAAGAAGAAACCTGGGAAATTTCAGGTTATCCGTAAAGAATTCAAAGAGCAAACTAAGAAAGCGTTTGGTGGTCTCTTCGGTGCTCTCGCTAGGCTCGCTGGATTCTTTCTCAAATACTTTGTCATCTTCGGTCTTCTGGACTGGTTATCAAAGAATCCAGAGAAAGTCCAACGACTTGCGAAGGGACTCGCCGCCCTTGGTAAATTCATTTTCAAAGTTTCCAGCTTTCTCGTCGGATCCGCTTTCGATGGACTCACCAAGTTTCTGGAGAATCCTATTAGTCTGAAGGGATTCTTTGGTGCTGTCCAGTTTGTATTGTCTGCCGCCCCACTATTCATTGGGATGGCATTCCTTAGGAATCCAAAAGCTACCGTATCGGCAGTATTCTCACTGCTGAAACTCATCGGTGGTGGCATGATGAATATGCTGAAGGCAGGTAAAGCTGTCTTTGGTGGTAAGTTTGGTAAGGTCGCTGGCGTCCTTGGTGCAGGCACTGCTACCGCCATGGCGATCAAAGCAACTGGTGGTAGTGATGCAGAAGCAATTGGTGGTGGCGTTGGCGCTGGTGCTGGCACCGCTATTGGTCAGGCATTAGGTAGTAAGTTTGGTCCTGCTGGATCAGCAATCGGTGGTGCTGTCGGCGGTCTTACTGGTGGTGCTATTGGTAAGACAATTGGTCCCATGCTGGAGCCTCTTGTCAAACCCCTTGGCGACTTCTTCAAGCAGGTTGGCGATGTCTTCATGGCAGTAATTGAGCCATTGAAGAAAAACTCTGAAGAATTCTTCAAGGCGCTTGGAGGATTCATGAGTGGCATGTTGGAGGCGGTTAAACCCCACTTGCCATTTATCAAGAAGATCGTCGGTATTGGATTCCAAGTTGCATTCGCACCCCTGCTGCTGGGTATGAAGGCACTGACTGCTGTCCTGAAATTCTTCACCCCTAAAAATGATGGCGGTGATGGAGTAGAAGGTAAAGCAGCAGGTGGTAAAGTTAGAGCACCTGTAACCCTCCCACAAGCATCTGCTGGCGGAGAGATGATGACTCATGCACGGAATTTCATTCGTCGTGAAGAATCATTCTATACCGAGTTAATTGATGCCTTGATGAAACCTGACGGCATCGTTTCATTGTTGAAAGAGACAATGGGTATCATCATGGAGGTTGCTAAGAATCCTGTGGGTGCTGCCCTTAAGGTTGGTGGCAGTCTGCTTGGTAGTGCCTGGAATGCAGTAACAGGATTCTTTGGATTCTCTCAGGGTGGACAAGTCCCTGGAGAAGGATTCGCTCGTGGTGGGTGGATCTCTGGTCCTCAGAGTGGATATCCTGTATCACTGGATGGTGGTAGATCTACAGCATTCATTGGTCATGGCACAGAGTGGGTAGGTTACAAAGGATTTGCTAAAGGTGGTGCATTCGTTGTCCCATTTGATACTCCTGCAACTAGAAAATCTCCTGGTCTGACAGGTCTGAGGATGCGTCAGGCAGCAGCAGGTGGATATGGTATGCCTGGTTTCTCTATGGGTGGTGCGATGAGACCTACCCTCAAGGGATATGCAGAGGGTGGTAAGGTCAAGTTTAGTCCCACAGAGTATAACAAGGACTCAATCAGCAGCGACAAGGTGACTGTCGGTGATAAGAGTTATATCTTACGTTATAAAGAGGATGCTGGTAATGTCACCATGCTCCAGATGAATAAGATTGTCAGTGACAACTTCTGGAAACCTGATGATTTGACTGGTGTCAATCCCACATCTGCTGAATGGAAAGCAGTGATGGAGTCAGAAGCATGGAAGAAATACCTTGCTAAGAAGCATGGTAAGTATAACCGTCAATCGAAATCTCATAAGTATAATCTGAAGAAGATGACCACTGCTAAGCAAGCAGAGATCGCATTCTTCTACAATAGATCATATCAAGACAATTATAACGCCTGGAAGAAGCAAGGTGTTACTGATGAGCAGGCAAGAGCATATGCTGCCCGCGCTGCCCAAGAGTTTGCACTGACTACTAAAGATTCTCAGGGTGAAACAATCACTGCACTTCCTGGTGCAAAGGATGATGTAACTGGTGAGACTCTTGCTGGGGTGGCACCTGAGTCAATGAAGGAAGTGGAAGTCACACCACCTGCTAGCAGTGATGGTAAGGATTCTGGGACTAAGAAGGGTGGCATGGACCTTGCGATGGAGGGTCTGGAGAAAGCACTGGGTCAATTCGGTAGCATGATGGCAGATGCTGAGCACGCTCCTGGTGCCAAGATCAATGAAGCAAAACTGAAGGAGGAAGAAGACAAAAACAAGATGTTTACTGAGGCATTCCAACTTGCTGGTAGTGGCACAACGTTTGCTGAGGCACTCAATATGCCACCAATCAGTGTGGGATCTGCTGGTGAGGAGCAACCTATTGTTATTCCTAACTGGAAACCTCAAGAAGCAGAGCCTTTCCTCTCTCCCAAGTTTGGTCTGGTTGCAGACTTTAGAAACGACATGACAGACCTGATGTAAAATGGCAAATAGAAGATCTAGACAACACGAATTAAAAAAGATTGAGATCGAGCTTGTCGGTGGTGAGAAGTACGATATCAGGGACATTGTGCTGGACTTCGTGTATTACGAGTCCATTGAATCTCCATTTATCAGATGTGATTTTACCATCGCTGACTCTGTTGACTTCAACAAAACGTTGATGGGTGGTGAGATAATCCATGTCAAGTTGGAGTGTAACTCCTCAAAGGGTGATGACATGGATATCAAATTCCGTGTGTATAAGATTGGTAGCATCATCAAGTCTGAGCGTGGTCAGATGTATATCCTCCACACTGCAACCCCTGAGATCTACAGCAATGAGATGAAGAAAGTCTTCAAATCATTTGGTCCTATGGATAAGGCACAGAGTAAGGACCATATTCCTAAGCATCTTCTCAAGAAATACTGGGAGACTGATAGGGTAAAGAATAAGTATATGGAGCCTCATAGCACCATTAACTTCATCTCGCCCAATTGGAAGGTTACAGACGCAATTAGCCATATCTGTGACAAAGTTGTCAGAAAGAAAGGTAGCAAATCAAGTCTGAAGCAGAGTGGTTTTCTTTTCTTTGAAAACAAGAAAGGATTCTGTTTCCAGTCTATTGATGGTATGTGTGAGGGGCAGATAGATGGTGCAGAGAATTTTGTCTACACCTTACAGCAACAGGGTGCAGATCCACCAGATGATGGTATGTATGCCATTGAATCTGTCCAATACCCTGATAAGGCAGATCACCTCAGAAACATGCGTCTAGGGACCTACAAGGCGCTCTCAATCGGTATCTCCTTACCTATTACTACTGACTCAGCAGTTACAGACTCTGGCAATAGTAATAAGAGAGGCACTATTTCTCCACCGAGAGAAGTGAATTATATGCAGGTGTTTGCTATGGCATCTACGATTGAGAAACAACCACCATATGTTTTGCCAGAGGACATTGATATCGAGAAGTCTGCCCCCACAAGACTGCATATCAGAAACTTGCCTGACATGAAGAATCAGCAGAGTGCTAATCATAAAGCAGGTGTTGAAGGTAACAAAGATACATTATCTGTTGGCATGTATGCCTCATCTCGCTATAGTTTGCTTAAGTCTGTCCAACTGACAATCGTCATTCCTGGCAATCCTGCACTCACTGTAGGTCAAATCCTCAAAGTTGTTATTCCCGCATCAGCACAATCGTCTGGTGAGAATGCAAACGTTAAAGAGGATAAGAAATACAGTGGTAAGTATTTGATTGCTGGTCTCACTCACACTTACAAGCGTGAGGGATTGACGACAGAATTAACGTTAACACGAGATTCAGTCAAGAAGCAGTCTTACTAAATAACTGTACACACTTAGTCCATCGCTATTATGGAAAAGTCAATCGAAGATCATATCGCAAAGGATAAGGATATCCTAAACAATCCTACAACATCGCCTCAGCAACGTCGGCACATCGAATCAGAATTGCACGACTTAGAAGAATACCACAAAAACAACCCAAGTGATCATCACGATCCTACACCATTTGAGATGTATTGTGACTCTAATCCTGAAGCAGATGAGTGTCGAGTCTACGACGTTTGACAAGACCTAGATAATTTATTATAATCAACCATGTAAGGGTTGCAATGAATAGCTTTGAAGAACTAATACTGGGTCACTACAGGAATCAACTACAAGCAATGTCGAATCCTGCTAAGTGGCCTCAGATTGATTTGAGATTCACAAGAGTTGGAGAGAAGAGACTCCAATCAAAATCTTGGTATAAGTATAGAAGTGAGGCGAATGCATATAAGCATTCAGAGCACACTTGGGAATACACATCAGACACTACCGTAGTATTCATCACTAAGGATCTTCTCTTTGATAGAGATGTCTGTCCTTATATTTGGACTTGGGATGGTGAATGGTGGAATGGCACTACACATGGAGATTGTATCCATGACAATGTGCAGGTATTTTCCAAGGCACGATTCAATGGTGAAGAGTATCGTGCGATTGATACAGGTGTCGATATCGAAACAGGAGACTTCAAATGGGGAAAGGACTTCTCCGAGGGAGAATTTATGTTTAAGAGAATCGGATAAATAATCACACGAAAAGTTACACACAATGAGAGAACGCACCGATGTCCTAGGAAGAGATGGATATACTTGGTGGGTGGGTGAAGTTGAAGACAACAACGACCCATCTAAACTAGGTAGAGTCCGTGTCAGAATCCTAGGATGGTATACAGGACACAAGTCAAAGGAAGACTATATCAAGGAAGTCCCTACTGAGGTGCTGCCTTGGGCAAATGTCTTGCTTCCTACTGATAAACCACAGACTAAAAACACTGGCACCATGTCAGAGTTGCAGTGTGGATCATGGGT